TCTTGAGTATATTATGACTCCTGCCCCAGATAAAGCGTATACAGTAGTATATGAGTATTACCGTATACCTGTAGATTTAGAATTACATGATGATGTTCCAGAAATACCGGAAAGATTTAAGCATGTTATTGTAGATGGTGCTATGTATTATGCTTATTTATTTAGAGGCAACACTCAAGACGCACAATTATCTAAACAAAAATTTGATGATGGTATTAAGAGTATGCGCTCCCTACTTATTAATCGTTATCATTATGTAAGATCTTACATGATAGTTCAAAATACAGGCGGTGGTGGTCGCATAGGTTACGCTAGATTACCTCTTGGATAGTATATAATGGCAGATAGATGGCAAACATATCCTATTGAATTTAAGGGTGGTTTAATTACAAATCTAAGTCCTTTGCAGCAGGGTATTAATGCACCGGGAAGTGCTAGAATACTACGTAACTATGAACCTTCAATTGAGGGTGGATATAGAAGAATTGAAGGCTTCAGTAAATATGATAGTAATCAAATTCCTCCATACGGTTCTCCTGTTGTACATGGGGCTAGTCAAACAGGCACTACTCTTGTAATTGGAAACATACACACAACCCCTGTAGTAGGGGATACGTTAACTATTACAGGTGTGTCTGGTACGTATACTATAGCAAGTGGTGGCGTAACATATGATTCTACTAATAATAGAGCAACTCTTACTTTAACTAGTAGTTTAAATTCAAGTCCAGCTAATGCAGCAGCAGTTACTTTTGCAACTACTACAAACAAATATTTAATAAATGGGATAGCAAGTTGGGAAGATTCTGCTATTGTTGCAATTAACGATGATATATTTAAAACATCAGGATCAGGAACTACACATATAAATATACCAAACTACGGCACAGTATTAGTTAATGGTGCTAGTCAAACAGGTACAAGTTTAATCGTTGACGGGCTTACTTCTGCACCACAAGCAGGAGATGTTTTTAAAATAAACAGTGTTGATTTAGTCTACACAGTTACTGCTGACGCTAGTGTATCTTCGGGGGGAGCAACATTAAGTATTAATCCTTCTTTAGCTAGTAGCCCTGCTGATGATGCAGCAATTACATTTTTATCAACTAGCAGAGATGGTGCTGTAAAGACTAGATTTGCAAAATATAATTTTTCAGGTACAGAAAAAATAGCCATAGTAGATGGGGCTAATGCTCCAGCTTTATATAACTCAAGTGTATTTACTGTTTTAGACAGCGCACCAGCAGAAGTAATATCTGCAAGTTATGTAGCAGACTTTAAAAAATCTTTGTTTTTTGCAAAGGGATCTACTGTTACTTTTACCGCACCTTATACTGACAATGATTTTTCAGTTGCTACAGGTGGGGGGAGTATTAACGTAGGATCTACTGTAACTGGCTTAATAGTATTTCGTGAACAATTAATTATTTTTACAGAAACTAATATACAACAACTCGTTGGTAATAGTGTAGCAGATTATAGATTACAACCTATTGCTAGTGACATAGGATGCTTAGAAGGAGATACAATAAAAGAAATTGGTGGCGATGTAATGTTCTTAGGACCAGATGGATTAAGAATGTTAAGTGCTACAGAACGTATAGGTGATTTTGGTTTAGCCTCTGTTTCAAAAATAATACAAGATAATATGACTAACTTTATTCGTGATAATACTTCGTTTATAAGTGTAGTTATAAGAGAAAAATCACAATATCGTTTATTAGGTTTTAACACGAATTATACACAAGAAAATGCTCAAGGCATTATAGCAACACAGTTTGCTGAACAGGGTGGTGCTAATATGGGGTTTTCTGAAACTAGAGGAATAAAAGCTCACGCAGCAGACAGTAATTATAATGGTAAAACAGAAGTAGTCTTATTTGCAAATGATGATAGATATGTTTATCAAATGGAAAGTGGAAATAGTTTTGATGGGTCAAATATATCCACTACTTTTGCTACTCCCCATATGCCAATATCAGATCCTAGAGTAAGAAAAACTTTTTATAAAATGTTTTTATATACAGATCCGCAAGGAAGTGTTAACTTTGACACAAGTTTAAAACTTGATTTTGACGCAAAAGACATTATTCAACCTAATTCAATTTCTTTTGACAATAGTGATGGTCAAGTAGGATTTTATGGAACTGGGTTTTTTGGATCAACTACTTACGGTGGTAAGCTTCAAAAGTTATTTTCAAGTCAGGTAATAGGTTCTGGTTTCTCTGTTTCATTTCAATTTAATTCAGATAGCACAGATCCACCATTTTCACTAGATGCACTCACCGTAGAATACGGTACTAACGATAGAAGGTAAAAACTATGGGTAATGGATATACTCGAAATGATACTTCAAATAATATTGCAGATGGTAATGTTATTAACGCAGCGGATTTTGATGGCGAGTTTGACGCAATTGAAGCTGCATTCGTAGAAACTACGGGTCATACACATGATGGCACTGCGGATGAAGGTGCGCCTGTAACGGTAGTTGGCCCTGTCCAAGACTTTGTAGTTTCAGCCACTGAAATTAAACCAAAGACTACCAATACACTTGATATAGGAACTTCAGGACTTCAGTTTAAAGATTTGTACATTGATGGCACTGGCTACATTGACGCTGTAGACATTGATGGTGGTAACATCGATAATACTGTGATAGGTGCGTCTACTGCCGCTGCGATTACAGGAACAACTATCACAGCAGAAACATCTTTTGTACCTGATGCTTCTGATGGCGCAACATTAGGTACTGCATCTTTAGAATTTAGTGACTTGTACTTAGCGGATGGGGCGCAGATACTTTTTGGTGACGATCAAGATACGACTCTTACACACACTGACGGTACAGGTCTTACCTTAAACTCCACTAATAAATTAGCCTTTGGTGATGCAGCTAGCTTTATTCAACAAAGCAGCGATGGAGTTCTTCGCATAGATGGAGAAGCTACCATTGACCTCAATGCATCAACAGTGGTTACTGTTAGCAATGATCTTAAATTAAACTCTGATTCTGCCGTTTTAGGATTTGGCGCAGACAATGACACTACTCTCACGCATACAGATGGTACAGGTCTTACTCTAAACTCTACTAATAAATTAACTTTTGGTGACGCAGCTAGTTTTATACAGCAGAGTGGTGATGGTGTTTTAAGAGTAGATGGAGAAGCAACTATTGATCTTAATGCATCAACAGCGGTTACAGTTAGCAACGATCTTAAATTAGACTCTGATTCTGCCGTTTTAGGATTTGGAGCAGATAATGATACTACTCTCACACATACAGATGGCACAGGACTGACTCTTAATTCTACTAATAAATTAACCTTCGGTGATGCAGCTAGCTTTATACAGCAGAGTGGCGACGGTGTTTTAAGAATAGACGGAGAAGCTACCATTGACCTCAATGCATCAACAGCGGTTACGGTAAGTAATGATCTTAAATTAGACTCTGATAGTGCAGTTCTAGGGTTTGGCGCAGACAACGATACAACTCTTACACACACTGATGGCACAGGGCTAACTCTTAATTCTACGAATAAATTGACCTTTGGCGATGCAGCCAGCTTCATTCAACAAAGTAGTGATGGTGTTCTCCGTATAGATGGAGAGGCTACTATTGATCTTAATGCGTCTACGGCTGTTACAATTAGTAACGATCTTAAATTAGACTCTGATGATGCAGTTTTAAGTTTTGGTTCGGACAGTGACATAACTATTACGCACGACCCTGATGATGGTTTAAAATTTAAATCAGTAGCAACGGGCGATGATAATCCTTTCGTGCTTACATTGGAAACAGGCGAATTAAATATTGAAGCTAACGATAAACTAGGGGTTATTAATTTTCAAGCTCCTAATGAGCAAGAAACTGGTGATGCTCAAAAGGTAGCTGCTGGCATAGAAGCTGTATCAGAGGGTGATTTTGCAGCCGATTCAAATGCTACATCTTTAGCTTTTAAAACAGGGTCATCAGACGACGCTGACGAAAAAGTTAGGATAGACTCATCAGGCCGTGTGCAAATAGGAACAACAAGTGCAACAAACGACGCCTTTCTAACAATAAAAGACACTGGTTCTGCAAACCCCGTAGCAAGGATATCTTTTGATCGTACAGATTCTGCTGTAACAAATGGTGTAAAGATAGGATATACTTTTGCTGGTGCATCAGCAGATTTTGAAATTGCTAATCGAGACGCAGGCTTGGTCCGAATATCAACATCTGATACTGAGAGATTGCGAGTTGAAAGCGATGGTGATGTTCTAATAGGCCATACTGCAAACGTATGGCCTGAAAAATTATTATCTTATCAAGGCACATCTGAAAATAAAGTAGGAGTTGGGGTTTACGCAACCAACACCAGCTACACTGAAACTCTTGTTAGAGTGCAGAGTGAAACAACCAGTACAGGCGGTAATTATAAATTCTTTGAAGGCCGTTCTACAGGAGGAGCAATTCAATACTTTGTTA